ATGGCTACTTGTTTTTCGGTATAAAAAAGCGAAGCCAATTCAGTTATTTGGGCTTGTTCATCTGCTGTTAGCTGCATCGGTAATTTTTTTATTGATCCATTGTATATGTTGCTTGGCAGTGGTTGGGTTATTATCCAGTACACCTGCTTCTACTCGTGGGTTTTGGGTCCAGTTGGCCGAGCCGATGAGTGTATAGTATTGTTCATCGCTAAACTTTACTATCATTACTTTGGCATGTAGCTTGGTCACTTCCAGTGTCCCAATATTGCGGAGTATTTGATGCACGTTCGGATATCGCATTTCACTTTTGTAATCCATCAGGAAAAAGACTTTCAGGATCTTCTTATCTACAACCAATTGACCTATCACACGCGCTGACATTTCAGTCATGGAGTAAGTAGTGATGTATAATTCTTCAATGGGTTTTGTCTCGGCCAATTTCAATAGAAAGTCAAACAAGCTCCAACTCCCATCCGTTACAAAATGCCTGCATTGCACGCCATCCATTTGCGCCAAGAGCGAAGCCAAGCCATTGCGCGTATTGGCATCCTCTACCTTAGTACAGGCATGTGCATCAAATACCACCTCTTGCGAGCTGGTTCCGCTTATATGCTTATCCTTCGAGAAACTTATTAACGCCATCGGTTACGAGTTTAAGAGTGGAGGATAATTTTTGCAGTAAAGTCACACGCTCAGGTGTTGCTTCTTTGGCTTTCAGTTTGTTGATAGACTTGATTAAGTTGACACGTTTACGTTCCAATAAAATGGGATTTGTTGGAAGCTCTTCGCTCTGATCAGCGTCACTTACTTGCTCGGGTAGCTTGCCATGTTCGCATACATACCGGTATCGACTATAGGCAATGTCCACATCCGATTGCATATCCATGATTTGGAGTGCCAAGTTTTCGCGAAGCGATACCGATTCTGCATTGTTCTCATTTGGCATGCGCTCTATAGTGCACAAGCCAAACAATTGCGCCCTGGTATTGGCAAGGATCTTATAATACTTATCGGCTTCGAGCTTGGTAGCTTTTTCGAGTTCGGGATTTTTGGGAGATGCTACAGGTGTAGGAGTTGGAGCTGGAGCTGTCGTATGTGCCGGTGCTGTTTGTGGTGCAATGCCTTTGAGCCGATAGAATACCGCACGGAGCGAATCAAATAGAAGTTGCTTGTTGCTTGCATCCTCGCCTTCTTTGATTAATTTACGTACAAGTGCTTCATCATTGCCCAATCGGTGCAATATGTTTAGCCCTTCAGTATATTCTTTTTTGGGTGAATTGAGCCATCGAAGCAAGTCCTTATCCATTTGGCTAAGGTCGGCAAGTGCGTACGCACAGAAAAGGACAGCAAATACCTACCTATTCTTTACCCAAAGCTCCTGCTGCACAATGGTCCAGTTTAATTTTTGCAATTGGCTACGCATCACTTCATCGGAAGGATACTTGGTCTGCTCTCTGATCGCTCGCTTGATGTTGGCTACAGCTCCAGTCGTAATCTCTAAATCCTTATACACACCTCGCTCATCTAGCATCGTATTGTATGCTTCCTTCAGGGATATGCCTACTATCTTTTTAGGCGTTGGCTTCGGCGTAGCATGATGAGAAAATACATACCAGTCTTTGGCTCTGTTTGTTAGCAAGCGAAGCTTGTCAGCACTTGTGCCCTCATAGTTTTTCACTACATCCAATTCGATCGATGCACCTTTTTGTTTCACTACAAATAATACTGCAGGCGAATTCAAATGCATCACAAAACGATCATTGCAATGCGCATTGTCGACATGTTGAAAAAGAAATTGAGGATGTTTTTTAGGCATGCACAAATATACAAAACACTTTGTAAATACAAAGTATTATTTTTTATGTTTTATCAGCCATTCGATATTCATATTGCCCGAATCAGCATATTGAAACTGGAGCTCTTGCAACCAGGTAAATAATTGAGTGGCTGTGAATCCATCTATCGGGAACATCATGTACAACTTTTCGTCCAGCTCCTGCGTATTCATACGCAAATCAGCATCGATATAGTTCAATGCTGGCATGTAATTCATTTGCAAGTGCGTCAGTATGCCTTGCAAGGCTGGGGTTAGTGGTTCCTGTGGCATAAAAAAGCTATTGGGCTTGCACCTCAAAGGGAAATCCCCCGAGTGTGGCATATAGCCACGCCCAATAGCCTATACGTTGCTATTAGGGGATTTCATTCTGAGGTGCGATACAAATATAAAACAACTCCCATTAATCAATGGGAATTATTTTAATAGCATCCTACATTCCAACCGTATTCACTACTCTTTGGAGGTTTAGGTAAAATGTAAACAGGTACTTTTTTCGGCTTAACTCTTTTGATGCCTTTTTTAAGCAAAGCAGTATCGTTCATCCGCTTTGCGGCATGTGATTTTTTGGATTCCATATAGATGTGTTTTTATATCCACCCTATGGCATAATAAATTTTAAAATAAATTTCAAAACATATTATTTCTCCATCATTTGTATATACATTTGCAATCTCACTTGAAACATATACACAAAATGTTAGGCTGCCTTCGGGTGGCTTTTTTTTTGAATAGTAACAAAGTTATTTGCTCAGGTTCGTAGTTGAGCAAAATCATTATTCACAGTTGGTGAATATTAACAACAATTCTCCGCAAACAATAGTGAAATTGCATTGTACAACGATGTGTATAATAACAAAAAAAAATTATTGCAATTAAAAAAGCCCCGACAAGTCGAGGCTTTTCCTTAAAATTAATAATTATGAAAACAAGCTATGTTATGGCCTATCGTTCCGTTTCAGAAGATAGGTACTTTTAATCGTGACTAAATTACCTGCTACAGCAGCTCCAGTACCGGATGCTCCACTATACCACCTAAACCTATAATAGTTCCAAGGGTTGGTAGGGAATACCCAATGCTTAATATAGGTAGTAGATGTTGCACTCCTTGCAAATGCTATTGTATCAGCAGTGGTCAACGATGAATAAGGATGATAGTCTGCTGCTTTCCATTGCTTCCAGTTTACTTTATCATTGCTCACCCACAGACTCACACCACCTACCAATGTATCGGCAGTTGTATAAGCGCTAAAGGTTACATGATAATTACCCTCGATCTGCACTGGCTTCGAGTAGTAGTAAGCGCCATCGGCTACCTGTGGCGTGAAGGTTGTATACGAGCTATCCATCGATAGCAATTGCGCATTCGAAGTGGTCGCTACGCAAAAGAAAAGGCTGAGTAAAAAGAGGAATCGTTTCATTGTATGCTATTTGATTTTTGTTTGAAAATTTGATTTTAAAAAATAGGAGGTTGTTATTCCTTAAGCTTGTACGTAAGTAACTACACCTTGATAGATCACTACATTGCCTGCAGGATACATGAACGAAAGTTTGTAGCCTTTTACGCCATCGACTGTCGTACCACTTTCCCATCCACCTTCTGGAGCTAGGTAAGCCCCGTTGCAATCACAACCTAATTGGTAGTATTGGTCCACATCACACTCAGCATCTTTCACTAGGATAATCAACTGATCGTTTTTCACAAGCTTCACCAATTTGTGCAACTCCTCATCACTACCAGGTACAAACACTTCCAATTTGTTCATCACTTTCAAGTTACCCACTTCGCCGCTTAAGTTAGCAGATAGCTTTTGTTTGGTTGGCGCACAGGCTAATTTCATAAAGCCGAAGCCTACTTTAAATTCATGATCTGTAGCTATGATGACTTCCCCTGCTACTGGACATTTAAGTCCGCCTGCTGGATCAAAATCGCTTAGGGCTGCGAATAAAATAGTATCAGAAACGCCTGTTTCTTTGATTGTTCTTGCTGCTTCCGCAAGTGCTTTGTATGGAGATGGCATGTTAAAAAAATTAAGGTTGGTTAAATAAATATTGTTTTGATGAATGTAGATGTGAATGTGATTATTCGAATACTTCGATGAAGTATCGAGGGTGATTGTTGGCGAAGTCTAGCAACTTGCCTTCGTTGCCTTCTATTAAGAAACGCTCAGGTGTCCAGATGGAACCATAGACACCTATCTGTGATCCTTTGGCTACCTTGAATTGTAAAATGCGTTTGTCCGGATGCTCAAATTTCAAGAACTCCGATTCCTCTTCTGTTCTTCCAATGCTCAATGAGCTTTTAGGTGCAGTCTCTTCGACTACTGGTTCAGTAACTTCCGCGACTGGTTCAGTAACTTCTGCTACCGGTTCGGTAACTTCCGTTACTTCTGCAGTAGAATCATTTGCAACCACCGCATCTTTTACAGATGTAGTGGTTGCTTTTTTTGTGTTGTTCTTTTTGCTCGACATTGAGAGAATATTTATAAATGATTTATGATTGAAGTCATTATCCTATTAAGCTATAGCTTACGCTACAAACGCATCGCTACAGATGATAGGTTTTTTGGTTGTGTTCGCAAGTGCGTAGTTTACACCCCAAGTACCATCCATCATCATTTTGATGCTACGGTTAAACTCTTGGAATTTAATCTCGTTCATATCGCTTTGCGTATTGGTACCTACGATCAAGTTGTTTTCGATCGTACAGAAGATTTCTGTTACATCGTCGGCGTGTACCAAATCGATATTGCGTACCAATTTGATATTACCAATGCGTAAGTAGATCTCTTGTCTATTCGCAGGGCTCATGCCAGGAACATCTACAATGTTCATCATACGTCCTACACTTGTAGGATCAGCAGTGATGTACATATCCCATACCTTGCGCGATACGTGCATGTATACCAATTGGTTTGAATACTCGTCGCTCAACTCTTGCGCCATCAATTCCAATTTCGCAATTACATTGCTCGCATTCACAGCGCCTAAGGCTACTGTAGGAATATTGTTAGCTGCTACATCCGCTTTCATCAAGGTTACAAACCCATCGCATATTGCACTAAATGTAGTACCAGCACCATTGTATACTCCACGGAATGAAGCTTTACGAATGTTCTCTTGCACTTTCATCATGATACCTTTTACCATGTACTCTTCCAATGGCACATCTACCCAGTCTTTGATTGTGCGCTTTTTTTGCGCATACCAAGCCAAATATGTTTTTTCAAAATCCAATGGGAAAATCTCTAAATCCACTTTCCAACCACGAGTTTTCAACATACGGTTGTCTGCATTGATTGCGTCATCTGTTGGGGCAAACGTCGCATAGTTACGAGGTTTCACCACGTCACCAAATGACAAGTTCACCAATGGAGTTTCATCCTTGATGCCGTCCCAGATTTTGATACCACCTTTCTCGAATACATCAGTCATGCCGAGCATGGTATCCATGAAGATTTCATTGTTATTTTCACGGCAATACGCTCCAAGGTTTGCGGTGATATTGGTAAGGTTTAAAGTAGCCATTTTGAATTTTGATTTTTAAAGTTATTGTTATGAGGGATTTGAAATGTTTTGATTGTATGTGTGAGGGTTATTGACCTTTGTATTTAATATTAGACAATGTTTCTTCTAAGCCATTTGGCAAAAAGCCTTGAGGCTTATCACCTTCCGGTATTAGATCACCACCACCTGCAGGAGCTCCACCAGTATGTGCTGGCTTACCTTTAAGTGTTTCCACTTCGGCTTGCAACGTAGCAATGGTTTCATTGGCTGTTGCCAATTCAGTTTGTGCTTGTGTCAATGCTTCTGCATTGGGATCCGTTTCCGCTTCACGCGCTGCGATTAATGCATTCGCTTCCGCAAGGTCTTGCGTAGCTTTTGCACCCGAAGCAAGCGAAGCTTCTAAGGTATCGATATGCTCAGCACTTAAATGCACGCCTTCTTCATTGGATTCAAATCCATTGTCGAAGCCTAGCGTAGTGCATAAGTTAGGATGAGTTTCAGCAGTATTTTTTTTCATGGTATTTTTTGATTTTAATCGTTGTATTGCTTTGATGGCGTCGTCCATTGTGCCGATGCTATCTACAAGTCCCAGTTTTTTGGCTTGTGTTGATAGATATGTTGCACCTGAGAAAACAGCCTCTTTGGCATTCGGTCTCGCATTACGTACACTAGAATGAAATACTTCATTCAGTTGGTCCAGCTTTTGGATAAGTCCATCATATTCGCCTTGCATAGCTTCGCGAAATATTTTGTTCTTGTCCGTAGATTTAGAAGCATATACTTCGTGAAATTTAATGCCAGCCTTTTCAAAAATGGGTTTCATATCAGCCCAGCTCGCCATGGTACCTATACTACCTACTTCCGATGTTTTGCCATTGGCAATGATCTCGTCCGTTTGGCTTATAGCCCAGTATGCAGCACTAGCCGCCAAGCCATCGACATAACCTACTATTGGTTTTTTGGTAGAAGCGATCGTGCGAGCCAATTCTTCAGTACCATCTACAGTGCCACCAGGCGAATCTGTTTTAAGTATGATACCGATAATATTCGGATTGCTATCGGCTTGCTTTATCCACGAACTTACAGAAGCGGTACCTGCTGGTCCGCATTCTTGATCGTACTTCATCAAGGGTCCTTGAAGTTCTATCAGTGCAATACTCCCTTCGGGTGCATTATTCAAACTGCTATTGCTTCTCAGTCCTGATTTTTCGATGGTAGAAAATGTGCTAAATGATAAACCTTCTTGAAATTCCAATTTACCACCTTCGAGTATAGTATTGATCATTGGCAAATTGGCCGATATAAATCGGTTGTCTATTGCCCATGCTTTACTTAATATGCCTCGTAGTAATAAATTCACGATACAAATATTCACTCTATCGTGCTCAACGAAAAGGACAGCTACAACACTACAGGAAAGCCCGGAGCAGGTGTATCACTTTCATGCGTAAGCTCTACTAAAAATGTATTGTTGGCATCTACCGTAGTACCAGTACCAAAGCGTGTGAGCATGCGCATACCCTTGGATTTATTGCCTATGATGCGCTTCTGCCCATTGCGATCGGTGTATACAACTACATACTCATAGTAGTTACCAGCGAGTAAGAGAGATCTACGCTGTAGCTCATCTTTATTCACTTTGAATTGCACCGTTTGCGTATACAATATTCCGGCAGGCGTTTCCTTGGGTTCCTCATTGTAACCGGTATAGCCTGGCATCGCAAATCCATCGAGCCATACCGCATCAGGTATAAGTTCTACTTCCAATGCCTCGTGGTATTGAAGGCTTAGGTTTATTTCATCTTTGATCCATTCCTTGGGTACAAATTGAAACGAACAAATGCCGCCAATATTCTCTGCGGTACTATTAGTAAGGTGCCAAGTATTGTATTTCATACGCTAGAGTTTAATCGGACATTTGTGCCGAAAGTTCTTTAGATTTTTTATTATAAATGAGGGGCTTGTTTCGCTTCACTCTACTACGATAGTAGTGCTTCGTAATGGTTTCGTCTTCCCAGTCGTCGCTTGTAATATTCATTTCATTCAATGCATATTCCTTCGCATCTTTCAATTTTTTGGTAGGCGAATGTGCAAAATACGAATCCAGATAAGCGGTGAAGATGGCTTTCATATAGAAGTCTACATGCTTATTGAACCACTGCATTTGCTTCGGATTCATCCAGGCACCAAAGCGTTCGTAATCATACTTCGTTATATATACCTTCAGGTCTTCGTTGTATAGCGGTAATCGTTGTGGGTTGGTAAATACCGACTGTGTGAGGCATAGTATAAAGTAATCGTGAAAAATATGCTCAGGCTCAAAGAATGGCTTCTCTCCAAAATTATTCATCAAGTAAGCCTTGATGTGTTTTTTGGTTTGAATCAATACTCCTACATTCTTCACTGTTGCCATGATACAAATATTGTTTATTGCGTTTATTTTAAAAAGGACGTTTGTGCCAAAGGTTTTTGAATTATTTTTTTATAGAATCGATATTATATTCCTTGCATTTCTGTGCAAGTGTTTCTGTCATTTGTTGGAGTTGGCATACAGCCATTTTATAACTAGGCCATTCAGTATAGGGATCAATATTGAGCGGATCGTTCGCTTTGCAGTTACGTTCAAATGCAGCTAGTTTATTTTTGGCTTTGGTCAACTGGCCTTTGAGTTTCGTAATTTCTCTTTTGTGCTCGTCACCTATTTGCGCTGTAGTTGGTTCTACTATTTTCCGATGATACACAATGCGACAGTAATGCTTGGGCTGTTTCAGTATTTCTTTCGCAAGCAAATAATTAAAGTACCAGCTCCACTTCGATACCTGGTATACTCTCAAGTCTTCAAACAAGTATATCCTTTTCGACATGGCATGCGAAGCCCCAAAGAAAATAGCTACCGACACTCTGACGTTTTTGTAATTTATCATGTTTGTTTGTATTAAAATTCTAACTCTCGCTAAGCGCAAGCTCCGAGGCGAAGCCAGCGCCTAGCGGTGAGTTATGTGCCATTATGCAGACAGCGTTTCAAACACGAATTTGCTATCTAAAATTTGACTACATAAATAAATACTTTTAAATGTTGCACCTTTTTTAATTATGCCATCTTTTATGTAGTTAATTCGCTTGTCAAAAACCATTATTTCAAAAGGGTTGTTTTTTAGCATTTCGTATCTTTTTTTGGTATCAAATAATCCACTTTCATTTATTAGTAAAGCAAATGGTTTACCTATTAAAAACAACCTTTCTAAAATCGGTGTTCTTAAACTATATGGTGGGTTTGAAATTATCATATCGTAATTTTGTGGCTCATACTCAAAGAAATTTTTACCTTCTTCAATATGTCCATAAATAACAGTATTGCCATTTTCTCGGAGCAACTTTACAAAGTTACTTTCTTCTTTATCAAAAGGACACCATATAGTTTTATCATTTGGTATATATTTTAATAATGGTTTTATAGCGTAATCCAATGTATAAAATTCATCAGATTTATTTATTTTGTCTTGTGCAAATTCGTGATTCATATTTTCTAAAATAACGGCACATAACATCGGTTTTGCAATAGTGGGGCTTTAGTGCTAAAACAAACATTTGTACCTTGATTAAACATTAGTAATAAATTCAACTTTTCGGCTTCGATTTCCCCACCATCGCAAAGCCGTTTAACGTTATGCGAAAGGGCTACCTGACACCTCCAAATAATATTCCTCGCCTGTTCGACTAAAATCGTTATGCCTATCATTTCTTCCTGCATTATGTGCATCAATAATTTGTTTCATTTCTATTTCAACAAGTTTTTGAATATTATTATCCAACCACGTTTCAAATTCATCCTCTGAAACTTCGCAATACATTTTTACAATTTCCTTTGCTACTAACATTTTCGTTTAATTTACCGCCCCATCGCATAACAGCGGTTTGGTGCTATTATTTTGCCTATAAATTTTATCTAAGGCTTGAAGTATCTGCAAGGCAAAATAACAGACACCAAGCCGCAAAACGTTATATGAAATGCCTTGCTGACCGTTTCCAATTGAAGTTCCGTAAAGGAAAAACAAAAAGAAAAAAGCCACCACACTTTTAAAACAATACAGTTTGAGCTTGTTCATTTTCAATTCTTTTTTTTGCAATGTTGAAGTATTTGTCATCAATCTCAAACCCAATAAAGTTTCTATTCATGTTTACAGCAGCAATTCCAGTTGTTCCGCTTCCCATAAAGCAGTCCAATATTTTATCGCCTTCTTTTGTGTAATCCTCAATAATTTTTTTCATTAGCCTTATAGGCTTTTCGGTTGGGTGGTATCTTTTCCCTCCGTTGTCATTCACAAAGCCACCGTGCATTACTCTATACATTTTGTCATATCCACTTTTTCTACTTGTCCAAGCAAGTTCAAAAGGGCTTCCAAGTGCTTTGTCTGCACTTTCATTTGTCCGCTTATCCCAACATATCCACCTCCCTCTATGTGGCAGGTATTGTGAAAAACAATTTGCTCCAAAAACAATTTGCTCCATTTTCAATTCAAATAAGAAACTCAAATCCATTCCTTCATCTCCTTGTATATCGCCATAATCATTAAATGTCGGCAAATTGTTTTTCACAGCATTATATCCAATCCCATAGGGTGGGTCAGTAAGCAATAGTTTTACATTGCTTATATCAACCTTTGATAGTAGTTCTCTACAATCACCTTTGTATAATTCAAAATTTCCTTTTCCCACGCTTTTTTTCTTTTTTGTTTTTCTGTTTAGTGTTTCAATTTGGCTTTATCGTAAATAAGTCGGCACTTCATATAACACGTGCTATAAGCAAGTTTGCCAATAACATTTGTGCTAAATTTGAACATTTCTGCAAGGCAAACCTGCTCATAGCACCATACGTTATGAGTAATAAAATTTACAAGCATTCGTGTGGTATCAACCATCCACAATCATCTGTAAGTCTATTGTCATATATTACACTCCAACCATCGCACAAATGTTCAACTGTTCCGTACTTACGAAGTTCTGCAACTAATTTACATTCCTTCTTCGTATTTTTACCAAACATCATTTGTGCTATTTGCCAATCCTTTAGTTCCGTTTTCATAATTTGTAAATTTTACATACTCATAACAAAGTGTAAAAAACATTAAAACGATTTTTTACACTCAACCGATATAAGAAATGATTAACTCCCACCCAACTTGTTTGTTTTAATTCCCCAAGTTGATACGGAATATAGTTTTAATGATTAATAATAATGTGTAATATACCTAATACTAGATATAATGTAACTAATATACTAGCTAATAGTAATGTTAGTTTTTCAGATGGTTTCCATTTCATAGGTTAATATTGTGCTATATAATAATATAGATTATATGTTTTGATGATTGTTGAATAATGAGGAATATGTGGGATGTGATACAGTGTCACATCTATCTCCCCGCAAATCCTTATATATCAACGGATTAGCTTAATTATATTCTCCATCATCAGGATAATCCTTATACATTTTCCATACAGACCATGTTGCAAGTGATACACTAGCTATAATTATAATAGCAACTGTTATAATGAATAATATCATAGTATTTAATATTTGTTGTTTAATAATAAGGACACAATTATGTAAGGTGGGTGTTTGGGTTTAACAATTACAACTGATAATAAGGGAATAGACTATTAGCAAATACAATATATAATTTCCTTGTTCACAAGTTTGTACTTACCAGAGCTGCATTCATCGCAGATTAGAGTTACTATCTTTAATTACTTAAGTAATTTGTATCCTGTAAGTTAATTTGTTTAACTTAGTATTAATAGTCATATCCCTTTTCCATGCGTCTAGCGCATATATCAATTATTTGTTGTTTAATAGCTAGCACACCATTTAAAAAGGACTATCCAATTAAGGATAGCCCATTTAGTTAGAACACCCAACGTAATACAGGTGAACCGTCTTCATGTGTAAGCGGTTCATGCTTATCATCAGTAGCCTGTACAGTAGTAGCATTAGCAAATGCCGATGCTTCATCAGCTGACATATCATAGCCCTTTACATATACATCAGGATTAGGATTAGCACAATATTAACCTATGAAAT